TTATGAAGGTCGCCGCCACACATGAGGCTGGCTGGGAAAAGATCATGGCTCAGTCTAGTGACAATAGCTGGAAAGACGAAGCATGGACTATTTTGTTTATTATCATAATTGCTATGTGCTTCATTCCTTTTACTCAGCCGTTTGTTGAGCGAGGTTTTGCTGCTTTAGATGCAACGCCATCTTGGTTTCAATATGCGGTTTACGCTTCAATAGCAGCTAGTTTTGGATTGCGCAGCTTGAAAGGCATTAAGAAATGAGACAGAATTTTGAGCAATGCCTGGAGTGGCTTCTCGAACATGAGGGCGGTTTTTCAGCGCACAAAGATGATCCAGGTGGGGTCACTATGAAGGGCATCACGGCCAATACATATCAGAAATGGCTCAGTGAAACGCTCGGCAATGATGCGACTGTCGATGAAGAGGCCATGAGAAACATCCCCGACATTCACGTTGAACAGATTTATCGTGAGGGTTATTGGGAAAAAATTTCTGGAGATAATCTGCCAGGCGGTTTGGATTGGAGCATTTTCGATTGGGCCGTTAACTCTGGGCCAGGCAGATCAGTTAAGACCTTGCAACGATTGGTGATGGTGAAGCCGGATGGTGGCATAGGCCCCAAAACACTGACCGCGATAAGTGAAGATGACACGGCCAGGTTGATTGATGATATGCACTCGAAACGCCAGGCATTTTATGAGCGGCTCAAGACCTTTGAGACTTTTGGCAAGGGCTGGACCAGGCGCAACGATGAGACTAGGGATCAAGCGCACCAACTGGTAAACCCTGGAGCGGCGTAGTTTTAAGTACCTCAATCGTTCTGCGGCCCCCTGCCCTGGTTGTGATATAGCCACGGTCCTGGAGTGCGTTGACCAGGGTTTGAATACGGCCTGTTGATTTGACGCCAATCCCCTCAGCTATCTCCTTAAATGTTGGGCTATATCCCTTCTCAACCTGGAAGCCTACGATGAAATCCAGCGTATCTTTTTGGCGCGGAGTCATGCTCATTCGTCATCTCCCATCCATTTGGCACTGATCGTAAGCGACTTTTGACGCTCGACCTTGCCTGGCTTTGCTGGGATAATCTTCTCTGGCTGAGGCTTTGTGGTCCTGGTTGGCCACTTAACCTCAAACAACCGCTCACCATTCTCATCATTCAGAAAAGCGTTTTCATGCGCTGCCATATGATCCATCAACTTTGGCTCAAGTGATTTATAGTAAGCCTCAGTTGCCTTGGCCGCTCTCCTGGCCTCATAATATTCGAGGGCAATATCAGCAATAGGCTCCAGGTCAACGGGTGGCAGATCATCCTCACCGTTACCATAGGTCCTAGATGCGTCAGCCCCGTCCATTGCCGGATACCAATCAGGACCGTCCAGGCGTGAATAAAAATCTTCTGCCGCTTCAATCAATGCTGATTGTTGCTCTTTATTAGCCTCATACACATTAAGCACAAGCCTGGTGCCCTGGTACAATGTGGCGATAACACCCCAATCACAACCAAAACAAAGCATTTGCATCTGCAACTGCCAGGGGCCTCGGTATGGCGGTGGGTTTTCAGTGTAAGGGGCTGAGGTTAGTTTGCTTTCAATGATCCCATTCCCAACCAGACCCATACGATCCTGACCGTTCATCAGGATGATGCCTGGCGAAGATGAAATAATTTTTGGGTCAGGATTGAAAAGAATACCGTCCAGGCTGACTGAGAACATATCCCCATAGCTATAGACCTCAGTCACCTCATCATCATATTTTTCGATGCCCAGGCGTTCAACTGCTTTGCGAATGATGGTTGACTCTAATTCATTGCCCCAATCGGCTGGCTCCGAGCCCGTGAATTGCGAGGTTTGATAATTGCCTTTGCCCTGTGCGTTAAGTACCTGGGCCATCAGATCATTCCGGCTATCGCCAAAACTCGGATGGGCCTCACCCATTAGGACTGGTGCTTTTGATCCAGATAGTTTGGCATCAGATGTAAGTTTACCGACCATCGACTTATCTCCCCGCCAATTCAATTAAATGCTGATCGAAGGCATCAGAAACAGCGATGAAATAACAAAAGGCAACTGTGATAGTGCCGATACAAAGGAACTCAAACACCCCCCTCACCGCATCACGCAGGGTGACAGGGGTTTTGTCTGAATAGGTTAGCCTGGTTGCATAGGAAGAGTTGATAATGCTATTTAGTATATTCCGCTGGCCGACTGAACTGCGGCAATATACATTATGCGACATTTCTTCTTGTAGCTCCGGCCTAGTCATCTGATTTTCCATGACAATCTCTCCTCATGGTGTGGTGGTTAAGAATTACAATAGCCCGAGGTTTGCGGATAAACTACCCATACCCGTTTGGCTATTGATTTAGTCGTTTTGCGGCACAAAATCTTCTGCCACTGTATCCTTATATCCATCTGCATCAAACTTTAACTTGCAGTGGGTGTGGTAGATGGCCGAGCGCATCAACATTATCCTGGTCCGCTGATTAGTCATCTTACCAACCTTTAATTTCTTCAATGCGGTCAGGTCCTGGACTAGCTCAGAAAACCGATGGATCGCGTTGTCCAAATGGCAATCCAATAAAGCTGGAATGGTCATTCGCATTGTTGGCCTCATTTGTGAGCCCGACTCCGCTTCCAGGATAAACAGGTTGTTGCGATAGTTCTGTTGATTTCTCCATCGCTTGGCCCGTGTCCTGGGTAAGCCGCCATAAATATCCTGGGCTTCCCTGGCCATCTGCATCTGCTTTTGTGCAACCGTCATTTTAACTTGCTTCAGCCGACCCAGGCTATCATACTCTTCTGGGTTTGCGGCCTGGTGTTCATCTATACGGTTACGTTCATCATTCATTTCGTCCAAAACATCATCTGAAGTTTTGAAGTAGTTGGCACCGCGCTCAGTTTTGCTCGGCTGAGCTAGTGGGTCGTTTCTTGATGATTTGTTTTTCCGTTTGTAACTCATCATTCATCCTTTCTACTTTATATTCAGCTGCAAATTCAATGTCACTTGGGTTTACACTGATTGCAGCGCGATAAGCTGACCCTGTTTTAACAACATCAGTTTTATCCAAGACCTTCAGATAGGCGTCTAAATATGCTCCCATTGTTTGATCTGCAAGTATTGGTGCGCCTTGATAACTTAGCTTTCCACAAAGCCGGACCCACCCCTCAGCAAGACAGTCATCAACCATTCGCATTGCCTGTTGTCTGGAGCAATCTAGGATTTTAGAAATCTCGGTAATTGTGTAACCTTGGTTGTCAAATGCAGCTATGCACATCAGGTTAGAAAAATGCCATTTGAGATTGGTTGAAGAAAAATACCTAGCGGCTTTTGAGTTGGTTCTATTGTTGTGAAACTGATATGTTTTTAACTGAAACACGCACAATTCTCTGGCATAAAGCTGTCTTAAATCTGCGGTCATTTCCACTCTCCTAACCTGGTTAAAAGATTTCTAACGCTGCTTAGGGCCCATTTGTCTTTACCGCGAAAGGTTTTAGCCCCCCGCGCCTCAAGCCCCTCACCTATTTTCCTGAGTGAGTCACATCCATATTTCTTTAAGTCGGCTATGACGGGCCTTAGTTCTTCTGCCCAGGCATCAACTGCACTGGCTGTTTCCGCGCCCCCTAGTCTCGCCCCTGCATATGGGTTTGGGGTGCCCATAGCCTCTCCCCTGGCCTTTTTGGCTGCAAGGGCTTTCCTGGTACGGTCAGAGATCATAGCCCCTTCATACTCAGCAATATTCGCCATCATCTGCAGCATAAATTTATTTTGGCTGGGGTTTCCCATGTCCGGTACATCACAAGCGATGATCGGGATTTGGGACTCAATGATCCTGGTCAGAAACGCCAGGTTACGGGTTAGCCTGGATATATTGGCTATGATGAGGGTCGCGCCCTCTTCTTTGCAACGCTTTAAGGCTGCGGCTAATTCTTTGCGTCTGCGGTCTGATCTTTTACCAGACTCATGCTCGACATATTCAGCGATGATCTCCCATTCACCGCCATTCAAATGATCGTTAACTACTTTCCTTTGCGCCTCAATACCGAGGCCAGACTGTCCCTGGCGTTGGGTTGAGACGCGAAGATAAGCCACATATTTCCCACTATGCGGTGTCATTANNCCTTCTCTCCCTTAACTTTTGCGAAAGCCGCTTTGATCTTGGCCCGTTCCTCTTTTGGTAAGGCGTCAAACATTGCGGTTAGTTCCTCGAATGGTGCGCTTGTATTGATGACCATGTATGCGAGGACTTCTATTGCGGTTTTCATACTCTCTCCTCTCACTATATATATATGCTTTATTCACGTTTGTTACAATAGGCAAAGGGTAGTTACTTAAACATCTTGTGGACCAGCCACCTATCAGCCTCACTCATGGCCCAGGTGTTCTCCTTTAGCTGGGTAATGATGGGGCTAGGTTTTGCGTTATTACCCCCAGCCGCATCGATCTCAGCCTGGTTCTCGAAATACCATTTGAGGAACTCAAGCGCGGTCATTGTTAAGCAACCTCTTTCATTTTGTTTTCGAGTTCTTCCATTGTGGCGCCATCAACATGGTACAGCTTGCAATCTCCAAACTCACCGATAAGAACATGGTAATTTCCACACCACCGACCTAGTTGATTCCGCGCACCAGTAGCAGCCTCATCAAGAGTGGCAAAGGTGTCTGTCCACTTGTATTGGCAAGCAGTCTCATAATTTAACTTTATCTTTTTAGCCATCTATGCAGTCTCCTTTTCGTATTCGTTGGCCATTTCAATTAGTTTTGCAGCGTGCCAGAACAAGCAAGAAACATCTTCTTTCTTGGCGTCTTTGCTTCTCATTATCCGCCCAGCTTTAGCGCAAGCCAACGCTGCGTTATGTAATTCCTGTTCAATCAAAGTCATTAAGCAACTCCATTTACTTGCCAGTTATAAATCCCGATTGCCTCATCGATGATCTTGTCATCGAAGGGCAACCCATTCCCGCCTTTGATGTTTGTCTCATCAGCCAGGCCGTAGACTTCCATCACATGGGCCAGGGTCTTAGGGTTGTTGACCTGGGCGATCATGCCGCCCTTGGCGTAGGCCCGAACAACTCCATCTGCGATAACTTCAAACTCGGTAATCATTAAGCAGTCTCCTTTATCAAACCGTTTTTAGTCATACATTGGTTGGCGAGAAGGTTGGCGTAGCCAGTGATTTTCCGGCCAATCTTGTCTTGCTCTGCATCGTGTGCTTCCCGCTCGGCTGGGTCAGTGGCCCGTGGTGCTATTGTCCACTCGACATTCTCCATCACTTCTGCCCAGGCATTGAGTTTGCAGATTTGTGTTTTCTGGGCATCGTTTAGTTTCTCGAAGTCGATTGTCTCCAGGACTTCTGCAATCTTGTCCCGATCAGCGTGGTTGCCGATGCCAATGTTTCTGACTTTGCCCTCATCGTTAATGGCAAGGACCAGGACAGCCTCATAGGTTTGTTTCTTGGGTTTGCACCAGCCGCCTGTCTTGGGGTTCAAGGTCTGTTGAACAAACCGATCACCACGTTTGGTGGTTTCGATCCAGAACCGAGCCTCAGTCTTGAGGGTCCAGCCCCAGGGCCAATCTTTGACAATGTAAGCAGTGTCGAAACACTTAGCGTCATAAAGCAGTTTCATTATGCAGTCTCCTTAGTGAGTG